AACAAGAAATCTTTTTCCAAAATAAAAACCCTTGAAAAACAATGTTTCCAAGGGAATATGAAATAATAATATTATCTTTTTGAGAATTTTAAGCAATGCCTAAACTATCATAAAAACTGTCGTTATCATTTTTTTGTATATTATATGTATATTGTAATTTTTTATAAAAAAACTTACAAGTGCTACAACACAAGTAAGTTATTTTAAATCATTTTACAAAAGACATCCAGTTTTATTTTATCAAATCTTTTTTAAAAAATCAAGGAGTGATAAAATGAAAAAACTAAAAGAAAAGAAAATTGAAATCCTGAAGGAGCTAAAAATATCAGATTTAAAGGAAATGAAGCTTGACGATTTGAAAATATTGAAAATCGAAATTGAAAAGACTATAAAAGAAAAAGAGAGTAATTTCTAAACTCTCTTTTTATGATAGTCTTTATATTCTTTAATTCCTTTCTGAGTAATTATAAATGTAGAAAGCAATGGTAATGAATTTTTTTCATCTAAAATTAAAAATCCTAATTCAACTAATTTTTTTGATACCGCTACACCTTCTGGATCAATTAAATGATTAACCATATATATACCATTGGCTGAAAAGTCAGTACTATAAAAATAATCCATTATTTCTTCTAAAGTTTTTTTTATAATTTTCATATTATCACCTCTTTCTATTTTTTATTATATTTTTGTAATATTTTCAATAATGCTCCTGTTCTTGTTTCCTTTAAATTATCCAATATTTTATATATCATTTCTCTTTCTTCATCTGTAACTTTAAAGCTGATTGTTTTGTCTCTTTCTCTTCCAGTTGATTTTCTTCCGGCTCCTTTTCTTACACCCCCTCTTTTTTTATCATTGTCCATACTATAACACTTCCTCTCTTGACTTCTTAAACATTTTGGTGTATACTAATACCAAGAAGTTCATACAGCTAAGCCCTAAAAATTTGCGAGTAGGGCTTACTTTTTTTTATTCAATAAATATATTAGTAAAATTAAATTTACTACAGATAGTGCTGTATTTATATATTGTAACATTATAACCACTTCCTTTCATTTAAGTTTTTAGTAGAGAGGGGTGGTTGGAAGCCCCTCTGTACCGATTATTTCCGTCTATTCAAGAAATAATCTATTGTAATAACTATGGTGCAGATGTTTGCGAGTAGTGCAATTACTTCTGTAAAGTTCATACAGCATTCACCTCCTCTCTACATATATATAGTACCATATCTTTTGAATTGTGTCAACCCCTTTTTTCAAATAAATATACTTTTTTTCAAAATTTAAAAATAATGGTAATTTCTACAAAAAATATACCTAAAAATACACCTAAAATACCCCTATTATAATTACTTGTAATCCTTATAAAATAAGTATTTCATAATATACATAAATACCGTATTTTTTAAAAAAATAGGATACATAAAGTACCCTAATTTAGTAAATCTTTTATTTTATTGTACATCCTATTTTCGAAATGTTCAAAATGAGTTTCTACACTTCTTTCTGCCGTTACATAGAGTGATTTGTCATGTTTGCCATGTTCTTTTAAGTCTTCAAGCAAGGCAATTATAAGATTTTTAGTTTCAGTAAGTTCTTCATCTAAAATTGTCATAAAAACTTTTAATACAGCCTTGTCAATTATATCTCTTAAATCTGTGTATATCTCATGTTTTTTCTCCTCAATCTTAAGGTCTATTTCTCTTAAAATGATTATCCAGTTAAGACTGATATTATTATCTATGATATACTGAATTATTCTCTTCTGTAAGCTCCATCTTAGTCCCTGACTTGTAAAATTTAATACCATCTCAAGACCTTTACCTCTCATGGTGTTCATGTTCATGCTCTGCATGAATTTCTTCATTTCTTTCTGTGTTTCAAGTGCTTCTTTCATAAAAGGCACTACAGAACGATAGAGAATTATTATTGTCAAGCTCATAAAAACTATTGATATCCCATGATTTTCTATGTACAGCATAAGCTCCTTTAACTGCATTGCTATTCCTACTTTCTTTCAAAATAGTAAATAAACCCAGCTCTGGCAAGCAATTCTCTGTCTCCTCTGAAATTATCCCGGTAATTTATATCAGCATATATATTACTGCGACTGTAGTCACGCTTATAATCAATCACATTGAAATTCAGTTTATTATTGTCAGTAGCAGAGAGTTTTCCACTCTCCACTACCTTTTCAATCACCTTATCAATTGCTTTTTCCGTTGCCTGTTCAGTTACTTTTTCTATTTTCTCTCCGACAGTAGCTCTTATTCTTCCTCCACCGCTGTCGGCTTTGCTAAACCCTCCTGCTTGTCCTCATTCAGCTTTCTTTCAATCTCTCTTGCAATAGCATTTTCATCTATTAATTTATCTATTGTAGGTCTCTGTTTTTCAGGGAACATTTTCAGAACTCTATTTTGAACAGTTAGAACAGCCTGAACCAGTCTTTCATGGTTTGGCTTTATGCCTTTCAGCATGTCTCCGTAAGCTATTCCTTGTGGAATAAACTTAAGTATATATTTTGATATTTTTCTTTTAAGCAAATACTTATGCCCATTAATTACAATTAAAGATAATCCCCTTGCTATCAGTCCGGCTAATGCTACTGCCACTAAATTTGTTAAATTTGCTCCAAATTGATTTAATACGTTTGTTATTATATTCATCATTTTACATCTCTCCTTTAAAATAATTTTTTACTGCCGCTACATAATGTTTTGCAAGTTCCTTTTTTGTTTCTTCCAGCACTTCCATATCATTTTTATTTGTTATAAATCCGCTTTCTATAATGATACACGGAATTGTTGTTTTATAAAGCAATGTCCAGCCTCTGTCTCCTTTGACACGTGGCTTTATTCCTCTATTTCTTAAATGTGTTGCTTCAGCATTTGCCTCCTGCATAAATTCGGCTAATTCTTTACTTTTTTTAGAATTATGCCAGTACAGCATTTCTGACCCATGCGCTGTTTCATCTGCTGCATTTAAGTGAAAAGACAAAGTAATATCTCCTTTTTCTGCATTTTTGTTGATTTTATAAGGCAATTCAGAATAATATTCTTGATTTACTATAGAATAATTTAACCCTTGTTGCTCACATTCAGGAACAATATAATTGTTCACAAAGTCCTTATTCCACTCATGCTCCTCAAATCCATTCCCACATGCTCCAGGGTCTTTTCTTACCCCACCATGTCCGATGTTTAATATCACTTTTTTCATTTTATACCATCTCCTTTAAATATTTTTCTTTTCTGTCAACACGATTTAACCATCCTGTTAAAAAGTCTTGTTGAGTTGGATTGCATTCTACAATAGAGTGATAAAATTTTCTTTGTAAATTATGATAATTTTTCAAAAATTCTTCTGATTTTCCTTGTTCTTCCACTTCATTCAAGGCTTTTATAGTTTTGCTTCCAAAAATACCATCTACAACTAAATCATAACCAAAATAGCTATTTAATGTCACTTGTGCCTTTTTAGTTGCCCATCTTCCCGAATTAAAACTCCAATCGCATATTGAAAGTGCGACCTTATCGTTTTTTACTTCATTTAAATGATGTTTCAGATAATATCCTTTTTCAAGTATTTTTTTTGCAAAATCTTGTGTTAAATTTTTCATAGAGCCATTATATCCGTTTCTTCTTGCTTCATCTTTAGTGACTCCCCATGTCGTTTCTCCGCCTTTGTCGTTTTTATCGTTACTATATCCACCTTCGACAAATAGCATGTAACTAAAAATTTTGTCGAATCTTGTACCCATTTACACCACTCCCTTTCCTAGTTTTTAAAAAAATCATTAACATCTAATTCCATTAGTTGCTCTATGCTGTATCTTTCAAGTCCTGTTACTGCTGTCTGCTCAGCAACATCTGCGACTTGAATTATATCTTGAATTTTCCCAGTTAAAATTTTTAATTCTGCTTTACCTAATTCAATAAATTCTACTAAACCTTTTTCATTTTTTGCCTTTACTTTCTCTATTTTCCCCTGTTCCAGTACCCACATAAGCGATATTTTAAGCGACAATCTATTTCTGTTTTTTTCGTTATTTTCAAATGTGTATTTCTTCCCTGTTTTTTCAATTTCTATTGTCTGATTTAAATAATTAGACTTTGCTTCTGCCAAGTCCTGCAACAATTTGTCTTTAAGTTCTTTTTTTCTTTCATTCAGCAAAGTATTATCAACTTTCCATTTTTTGTTTTCCCTATCCCAGACGCTCCAGTCGTTCGGCTTTGCAACTCTTTTAACAGACTTAGTCTTTTCATCTAAATACTCTCCGTCTACCAAAAAGAGTTTTCCAGCAACAATCTGTTCATACTCATTCATTTCCCTTAGTTCGCCTGTTTCTGTGTCTATGACAGGATTTATGAGAAACGAAGTTGAATAAACCATTGTTTCGGAATCCCAATCTGGGAAAAATAGACCAGGATCTTCCTTAAATTTTTCAACCCCTAAAGTCATCGGTTGAGCTATTAGCTCTAATGTATTTTTGTCATAAATGTAAATTATCATTTTTTTACCTCCTATTATTTTTTATTATTTATTTTTTGTTTCCAAATTTTTATAAATTGGAAAATCTGTTTAACCTTGGGACAAATTTCATAAAATTTAGCGGGGGGCAGTTTACTGCTACATCTTCCAGAAATGGAAAAACCATAACTTTTAGTTACATTGCTCTAGGATTTTGGAAATAGTTTAATTTAACTATTTGTAATATACATAAAACTAACATGTTTAGGACTATTAATTTTATTAGAAGGATAAGTTGCATAAGCACCTATCTCCAAATTTCCGTTTTTTCGTATGGTAAAAAAAGGTTCTACCCACATTTCTTCTCTCAAGGTGTATCTTAAATTTAATAAAACAGTACCAGGAGTATTTATCAGGGGTAAATTTTTGTCTAAAAGTCCACTAAATATTACTATATCCCCAATTTTGTATAACCATGCATCAGAAAAATAATTTGTTATACGGCTGTCTATTTCTGTTCCTTTTAAGGCTGTAATTCCGGACAATTTTTCCAATTTCTTCGCAGTTTGATAATCACTTATTGGAATAAATTTTGAACTTTCAAAATAAGTCAGATTATTTTCTACTGTTGGAACAACTGTCTGATTATTTGCCACATCATAATATGCAACTCCAACTTTTTTCGTTCCCGGAGTTCCTAACAACCCACCAAAATTTGCACCAAACATAGGATTGTATTCTATTATTTCGACTGGGATTGTAAATCTGACACTGTCAAATATTACTTTGTAATATCTGTTTCTTTTCAATTCTCCAACTGTTAAATTAACAACTGTATCTCCACTTTCTTTCGCAAGATCGTATTTGTTACCTGATATTTTTATTTTTACAACATTTGTTGTATTTGTTTCAGATATTTTTATATTAAATGACAATCCTTTAAATAAAGGCATTCCATTTAAATTACTTGTACCTTGCAGTCCATCTATTTCTAATTCATAAACATCTGTACTATTTTCTATTGTGTGAACTGTTTCTACTGTAAATATTAATCCTTCTTGCATTGGATTAAATAATTCTTTATTGAGTGGAGTTCCCGGAACATTAATATTGCTTTCTATATCTGTAATTATTGCCGTTCCGTCTCCATTATTTGTAAGATTATATTTATTTGCTGTAACTCTTCCTCTATCTATTACATTCGTAAATTTTTTTGGCATTTCTTATCTCCTTTCAAAATTTATCAGATCATTTGATAAAAATAATTTATCTCCGGAATTTATTTCTTTTGAGTATGGAACATCATTAAAGCTAAAATCACAGTCTGCTTTTCGTACCGCATACATAGGAAATAAATTATCACTGGCAAAAATGTCTCCTGAATAATATGATTCAGTATAATTTTCCAAACATTTCCTTGTATTTATTTTTATTCCACCACCAACAATGCTCTCTAAATCTATTGAATCAATAAGCGAAAAATTATAATCTTTTTCAGCTATAAAATCTATATCGTATCTTCCCGGTTCTCCATCTACTTTCCAGCCTTCACGGATTTCAGGAAATAGCCCAGTGAAACTCTTGATTAAATTTAGAATATTATCAAGCGTTGGAACTATGTCCAGAGCTTGAAATTTCAACTTAATTCTTTTTCTATAATTTTCATCTACATCATTTTTTCTGTTTTCTTCAACAAGTTCTCCTAAATCATCAAGAAACTCTCCTTTTGCTTTATCAATAAGCCAGTAATTTTCAAGCATATCTATATATTTGTCAATCAAGTCAAATGCTTCAGCAATTGATTTTATGAAAGCTTGATTTGTTTCTGTTGCTTTCAAAATATAAGGTATTTTACTATTTAAATATTTATAATTATCGTACATAGAGTGCTCCTTTTTCTTTCACTCCAAGCTGTAGACTTGTTGTAAAAGATATTCCTGTGCCATGAATTTTAAATGACAAATCTAGATGCTTTAAATCTGTTTCGGAAATAGCAGGTCTTATTTTTTCAACAAAACATTCATAAGCCGAAATAAATCCGTTTACGCCTTTCGACCTGATGTAGTTATCTATTATTGCATCTATTTTATTTTTATTTTCTGCAGCATAATTTGCAGGAATTGAAGTATAATTTGCTTCAATTTTTACTTCTGAAGGTCTGTAAAATCTTATTTCTCTTTTAATTCCTGAAACATCTGTAGCATGTGCGATAACATCTCCTACACTTTTTATTGCCTGATCTTTCTTTTCAAAAATTGTCTGTGCTATCTGACTATTAATCCCGCCGTCAATAACTATGATTACGCTTTTTTGTTCTATCCCATTCACAGTTGTAGGCTCATGATTTTCATTTACGTAGACACTTTTAACTCCGTCCAAATTCATTAATGCTGACTTTATTCCGTCGATATTCCAGTAACTTCTGAATCTTGAATTAAACCATCTGTCACGATATTCAATGTCCGTTTCTTTATCTTGACCACCTTGCCCTTCTGTACTTGCTTGTATTGACAATATTCCCTGTACTGTTGTAATAAATTTAGTTATTTCATTAGTTCCAACATTACCGACACTTCCAACATTTTCGCATTGAAACTCTAAAGAAATTGTGTTATTTGTCGCTGTTGCCATGTTTATATTGAAAAATTCAACTCCAGTTGATGTCTTTACTCCTAGCTCTCCTATTCCAACAGTTGTTCCATTAACTGCATTGAATGTTACAAATGTTCTTGAAAAACTAGGTTGCTTTCTAGGAAAGTTAAAATTCCCATTTAAAATATCGTCCAGTTCTTCGTTTTCACATTTATATATGTTTGCTTTATCAGCTAAGTACTGTATCCTGTAAAGTTTTTGTTGTGCCAATCTTCCAACCGGATATCCTATCATTAGATACCAAACTGACCTCTTATCAATTCCAAAATTTGATTGCGATGATTTTATACTGTCTCCCATGGTCCCGATTATGTCATTTAATTCAGGTATTTCAATTCTCGCCATATTACACCTCCAAACTCTTTTCATATGTTTGATTATTAATTTCCAAAGAAATAAATACTTGTAATTTTCTTCTATCTCCTGTTAAAAATTTAGAAGTAACAGCATTTATTTTATTAACTTCCCTAAAATAATAGAGTATTTTATTTCTTATATTTTCCTCTACCAATGTTTTATTTCCTGTTTCCCAGTATGCCCAATCAAGTCCATAATTTGTGTCAAATTCAAGTTCTCCTGCTCTGATTTGCAACATTACGGCTATCATTTGCAATATTTCGGAATTCCTGTCTTCCACTAACATCAAATCATTGTTTTTTATTTCCAACTCTCCATGATTTATATTTCCTAATTTCAAATCCATACTTATTCCGCCTTTTCTGTTTTGTCAGATCCTTTTGTAATTCCACCATGAACGTGAGTTGTTAAAGCTATTCCATTACTTGTTGTTTCATCGTTTGTTATTGTTCCGCTCTGCTTTACATTTCCATTTATCGTAATAGTTTCAGCATTTAAAGCATTTGAAGTAGTTGGAACAACGAAAGGGAATGCTATACAGTCAGCAAAGCTGTTTGTCAAATCGCTGTCCAAATCTCCTTCATCATTTCCCTCTAAAAAATTAGACTGTGAAAAACTTAAAAAAGATATAGGAACAACGTCTCCTATATTAAACGGAAATATTTGATTTACACTTTTATTTCCCAACTGACACATAGGAACACGTGGAATAGGTTGCCATTCTACACCTTTTATTGTTCCTAAAGGTTGGATGGCATAAAAACCATCACCGTAGCTTCTTGTTATTCTTCCGAGTGTTGTTGTTGGTATTACTTCCATTTTTCTTCACCTCATTTAGTACTTTTACTTTGATTTCCATAACGAAATCTTTTATTGATAATGCTACTATCTTTGCTTTCCCATTAAATGTTTTGCTTTCTATTATTACATTATCTGTTTTCTTTAAATAATGTATTAACAGACAATTTAGGCTATAATCATATTCAACTTTACGATTTTCAGGACTTTTTGTTTTTTCAGCTTTCTTTTTCTTTGTTTTTCTTTTTTTCTTGTCTTCTTTTTTTGTTTCTTTAGTTGCCTCTCCTCTATTCTTAGCAGAGGTTTTTTCAGGTTTGACATATTTTTTTGGCTCTCCAAGTAATCCAGAAGTTTTATTTAAAATTATTTTTTCAGTATCATTGTTTTCCTGTGAGTAAATATAGATTTCGTCATATTTCAAATTGATTTTGCTGTCACAGTCATTAACAATCTGAATAATTTTTTGCAAAGGTACATCATAAGGGCTTAAATAAAAGCCCCCTTTGTATTCTTTATCTATTTTTAGTTCACATTTTTTAACAACATATCCTATGCTGTCCGCAATTTCCTTAATAACTTTACTTGCTTTAGTCGGCTCCAATCCTATACTCACACGATTGTTAAAACTTTTTGCTGCTTCTAAAAATTTTATTTTTAATTCATATTCAAGCTGTACAACTTCTGTTATTGTCCCGGTAAATACTTCTCCTATATCTTTTCCATATCCCATTTTTACATTTATAGTGTCTTTTTCTCTTATCAAATCTATATCTGATTGTGCCAAATTAAAAATAGTTATTTCTCCACTACTTAAGTCATTGTTTTCGCTGTCTTTATAACTCACGGATATATCGTATCCTCTTATTTCTCTGTCCTGTTCAATGTCGTTAGGATCCCAATATTGATAAGGAACTTCTATATCCTTGTTAGCTGTTTTTATAGTAATCAAAGCACTTTCATTAAATAACTCTCCAATTACAAATCTATTATCTGTCATAAAGTTACTCTCTTTCTATAAATTCAATAAATACAGTATCGTTCAAGTTATCAAAATTAACTTCACGCTCAATTCCATCCTCGGAAAACGGGAAAATATAAGCGTTAGGAAATTCAGGATTAACATTATTATTTTTATCTCGACTTAAATATAGTCCTACTGGAACTCCAAAAACCATTTTTTCATTTTTCAGAATAAGAACATCGTCTTCATTGTAAATATCAAGATATAGTCTACTTTTAAATACTGGATTTAGCTCGTCATCATTAACAAGCATTTTGTGTTCCTTAAAGTGTAGCTTAAAGTTTTCGTCCAATACTCTTAAAGTGAATTTCAGAGGAATTAAGCTTTTGTCTAAATTTATTCTCATTTCAAATACCCCCCTGAAACTTTACTTGGAGTAGTTCCCTGTGTTCCCACAGTCGTTGTTCCGTTTACTTGCGTCTGTTCTCCCGTTTTAACCTCGCCTGTACTCATTATTTTTGCTGTTTGAAACTGTCGAACACTCAAAGAAAAAGCGTAGTTGTTCTTATCCATTTCCTTTGAAATGCTTAAAATAACTAAATTTTCAATTATTTCATTGCTTGTTGTTATGTTTATTTTTTGCTTTTTCAAAAATAACTGTTTTATTTCCTCGAAAAGTTCCTTTTTTTTCAAATTATCAAGATTAAATCTTGCTTCAATACGGAGTTCTTTATCTCCAATCCTTAAATTTGTAGAAATTTGATTTGGAATATCTGAAGGATCTAGAGGACTGTCTTTCATATCGCCTTTTTGTGTTTCTGATATCTGGCACCAGTCAAGCCTTATATTGTTTATATAAACACCTTCTCTGTATTTTTCAAGGTACTTTTTCTTATAAGTATTCAGGTTAGTTACAACATTTTTTTTATATCCTTTGTACTGCTCCCTGTAATTACTTACTTGATTGTTTATCTGATTTAAATCTAACATTACTAAATATCACCCCACTTGTAAGCAGCATCACTTTCCCTGTCACTCAATATATTTTCAATAAGTGATGTAATAATAGGTCTTAAAGCTTTTATTTTTTCTATTTTGTCTTGTGCCACTTGCTGAATATTTATTGGAATGCTTATTTCATATGAGTTTCCACCTTGTGGCATTGGCATTTGATTGTTAAATATATTTTTTGCCATATTTATAATTTTTTCTGTTTTTTTGTTGGAAAAAATTTGAGTTCCTTTTGGAAGAAACATTTCACTTCTTGAATTTGGAGATATTCCTATTAATCCACTTGGAGTGGCAAACATTTCTTTCCCCTGTTCTGAAATAGTTGTTGCTCCACCCATAAAATTATTATCTCCTAATGCTCTTTTAGGCTTGTTTCCTCCACCTAGAAGTCCTGATAAGAAACTCGCACCCTTCTGTAACGGCTCAAATCTTACTTTTGCCAATAATCCTATTAATTTTCCTAGTGCTTCGGCTAAAAAATTAAGGACAGGTTGAATAACACCCCATGCGGCATTTATTGTTGAAGAAAGTCCTTTGAATGCGGCTCCACCTATTATTGCTAAATCTGAAATAAACTGTTGGACTGTTTGAGTATCTAATCCCATTCCTTCCATTACTCCCTTGAAAAAGCTTCCTAATATTTGAACAACATTCATCATGACATTAAATTGCATATTCCAATATGCTCCTAATCCTTCCAGTAAAGGTGTTATAGTTTCAACACCCCATGTGATGCCTTCTACTAATCCTACTAACATATCCCCTGTGTCCATACCTCCTGTAAAAGAATCAAAAAACTCCTGTACTCTTTCTGCAGCTGGAGAAATTGCTTCTAAAACTCCATTTATCAGTTCATCAAATGCTTTTTTTGCTTTCTTTAAGGGTTCTACTAATTCTTGTGCTTCAGTTGACAACTTCGCTATAGGTTTAATCGCACTTTCCGGATCATCATATGCACTAGGATTTAATACAAATGATAATGCTTCACCTACAGTTTTCAAAGGTTTTACTACTGCATCTATTCCTTGACCTAGCAAATCAAATGCCGGAGTAACTAAATTTATAGCTTCTGTTAATCCCTGACCTAGTAGACCAACTAAAGGGGCAATAGCATCTCCGAAACCTATCATTGCGTCAGTCATTCCAGCTTTTAATCTGTCCATTGTAGCACCCCAACCTCTGTTCATTATTGCATATGCTTCATCAGTTGCTCCTGCTACATTCTTAAATTCTTCTAGATTTTCTTCAAAAACTTTCTTATTAGATGTAAGAATATTGACAGCTTTTTTAGATTCGACCGAGGTAAACATGTCAGCTACTGTTTTTCCTGTTGACTGTGCCTTTTTCTCAATCATTCCTAATGCCTGTGATACAGTTCCACCATTTTTCATGAAAGTTTTAAAGTCAACACCACCGTTCAACTGTTTGAACATCTTGTATGTTTTACTTCCTGAGTTATTCAACTCCTCAAACATTGCTCTCATTGATGTTCCAGCTTTAGCTGTTGACCCTTTTCCCATTGTTGCTGTCAATGTTGCCATTGTCGCTGCGGTCTGTTGAAATGAAACATTTGCTGCAGAAGTTGAAGGCAAAACATCTCCGATTGAACTTGCAAGTTCCGGGAACGAAGTAACTCCTTTTTTTATTGTTGCAAATAATAAATCAGATACATTATTTACATCTAAACTGTCATTTCTGTAGTTATTCATTATTGTATTTAATGTAGCTGTTGAATCACTCAAACTTGCCATTCCAGCCTTACTTGCTTTTATCCCTGTTTCGACAAATTTAAAAACATCTTTTTCATCTACTCCTGCAGATAAGGCATTGTAAATTGCATCTGTTGTATCTTTCATTTCTATTCCATAAGTTTTAGCCATTCCTCTTACTCTTTTTCCCATTTCTTTTTCAGCTTCTGCCGATTTTTTTGGTAATAAAGTAAAAATAGCATTCATACCTTTTTCAAAATCTCCGAATGCTTCCAATGACTTTTTTGTAAATCCAACCACCGCCGCAACGCTTAAAACTGGTAGCATTGCCGACAACAAGCTTTTAAATCCACCAGCTAATTTGTCAACACCACTTTTAGCATTTTCAGCTCCTTTTCCTACTCCACCTAATCCTTGCTTTACTTTTTCAAGTTCAGGCTTTGTCTTTCCTGTATCTTTAACTTCTTTTTCAAGACCATCTACTTCTTTCGAAGCTTTTTTAGCGGAGGAGGCTAATTCGTCAATAGCTTTGTCGACACTATCAATAGCACTCTTATCGCTTTTAAATTTCATATCAATTACCATTTCATTTGCCATTTTGTTTATTAACCTCCTCTATCCACTCATTTCTTGCAATTTTCATTTCAAGGAAAGTATCATTGTCCATATTTAAAATTTCATTGATACTTCCCATTTTATTTTCAAAAATTATTCTCCATCTACTTCTTCTATCTGTAGCTTTTTGTTGGCATCTATCATATCTTCGTTGCCATATTTCAGCAAAAAAGGAAGTATAACTCCTACTGCTGCAGCTGCATTTTTCCCAAAAAACTTATGACTTCTAGCTCCTTCAGGAGAAATTATCATGTCTTCTGCCAAGGCATCGTATGTGTCCAACCGGTCCGCATTACCTTCTATATGACTATTCACAATTTTAGCGAGTTTTTCATCGTCTCCATTATCTTGATATTCTATTTCGAGTTCTTCATAAATTTTATAACCTTTCCCTGTTTCATCTTTAGCATATATGTTTTTTAATCTTAATTTTGGCATTTCCTATTCCTCCTATAAATTATCTCTTCTTACTGATTCTGCCTGTACTGTAAATGTCGCATCCACATTTGAATTATCATGTTGTCCACTTTCCTTCTTTTGGATTGTAACTCCAACCAGAACATGTGTTTCAGGCTTTCCTTTGACAGAAGTATTTTTAAAAAGTCCTGTTCCTGTTCCACCTTCATCCATGCAATCCTGTACAAAATTATTTAAAAATGTAAAATTCCCACTATTCTGCCTAACAACTACTTCATAAGTAGTAGCCGTTGAACCGTTCATTATTGTGACATGTTCTCCGTTCATGTCAGGATCTGAAAGTGTGAAATTTTGGTTGACCTGTGAAGGATTCACGGACACACCTATTATATTTCTAGTTCTTCCAGTCGGACTTGTCAAAACAAGACTAACTTTTCTTACATCTTTCATTATTAATTCCCTTTCTTACCCCCTAAATATTCAAAATTTAAGGGGTACATTTGATTTATTTTATTTCTTTGATATTTTCCTTGCCTGATTACTTAAAAACGCTTAAAAACGATTTTTTAGACTAATGTTGTTTTCCAGTTCAAAGTTGCATTTAAATTTTCAATCTGTCCTGCAAGAGTGAAGTCTACTTTTGTGTCATCCAAAATTCTGTCCACTATTTTTTGATTTGGAATTGAAGCTCTTTCAGGAACAGTTATTTTAAATGAATAATCTCTTGCCTTTGTACTTCTTCTCGCAAGCCAACCTTCGTCTCCTACTTGCACCATGCAATCATTTAACTTATTCTCAATAACATTAATTCCTCCATCATCGTAAGGAACTCCTATCTGTTGACTAAAAAGCTTATGAATTGAGCCTGTTATTACAAATATAATGTAATCCAATCCTATTCTTTCATCCGCATAGATATCTCCACCAATTGTTTTTGATAACGACACCATTCCAGCACCCCAAGCATTTTCATAAGTAGCAACATTTTTGCTTTTGTAAGTGTTCAGTTCCACATTTGTAAGCGGCACATTATGTTCAAATAAAGCTGTATTATAAGTTCTTATCCCTTGCAATGTTTTATGCTTTACTCTCATTCCAAATCCTGCAGTTGCTAATCTTGTGAAAATTCCTCCACCTAATGCAGCAGCAACTCCACCTTTAGGATTTAAAAATTCAAGAGTATTTGATTTATCTGTTCTGACATCCACTTTAGGATTTGCTATTGCAAATATTCTGTCTGATTTTTCTAAATCTCCCACTGTATTTTCTTTCTTTTCAATTAATGCAAAATTGTAATTTCTATTCAGGAACAAACTTAGCCATTCATTGAATTTTGCATGTTGCAAATCAAATATCCAGAAATAATTGTCGGCATCCTCTTTTGTATTTTCCAGCTTGTCGGTAAATGCCACAGTCAAGTCATCTGAACTTGGATTAAATTGTATTCCTTGTATCCAAAAATGGTCACCTTTTATAGTTGTTCCTCCACTTTCTATTGTCTGCGAAAGAAATAATTCGACCATTTTATAGATATTATCTGTACTTGACAATCCTAAGCCCCCTTTTGCTGTTGGAGTTGTCATATATTCCAGTGCTGTATTCGGCTCTAATTTAGTAAGAGGGATATTTTTTTCTACAGTAACTAATCTATGCACGCCTAAATCTACATTATAGTTCCCTATATATTCCCTGATTATTGTAAGCTTAACATCATTGATGTTTTGACTTAATATATTACTCATTTATTGTGACCTCCTGTTTATTATTTATTTTTGTTTTTACTGTTTCAATAGTTTCAACTTCTCTTTCTTCTATGACATCAAATGAAATTTCAACATCGAAGGAATAACAGTAACTCCATTTTCCAGCTTCAATAAAATTCAAATTTCTGATAAAAGACATTCTTTTTATTCCAAAGCCATTGTTATTAATCATGTTCCTTTTTTCAAAATTGATAATTCTGAATAAGTTGTTTGCCAGTTCTACAGCTTCCATCATAGTTTTATGTCTGCAATTAAATTGCAATGTTGAGTTGTAAGTCTTTATATTCTGCTCTGTTAATGTTCCATTTTCTTTTTTCAAAACTTCAACACTCTGATTGTGAAAATCAGGAGTTAAATTAATAACAAACATTTCAACAAATGGATAATTTGGAGTTTCTGCAAGCATTTCTCCTGCTATAATTTGCCATTTTTTGCTGCTGAAACTATTTAACAGTTTCCTAAACTTCTCTATCAATTCCATCTTTTAACCTCTCTAAATAGCAGATTATCAAGTTAGCATGTCCATTCTGCCTATAGTCTTCTTTTCCTACAACCCTGAATTTGTTCCCTAAATGGTCTATGACTTCAGTCTTTAGGTCTATTTCCACATTTTCCTTTACATATAATTTTCTATCTTCAAAACCCAAAGTTGTATCCTGTGACTGAAATTTAATGTAATCTGAATGACTTAAGTCAAATAATGCTCCCTTGAAAGTAATGTCTTTTCCCTCTACTATTCTTTCACCATCTTCCCAACGAGGAACGCTGTTTTTTATTTTTAATTCCTTAAAAAATCTTTCAGGAATTTTCACATTATCCATAATTCACCTACTCTATTTCAAATTTTACTGAATTAAGCATTGTTCCTGTATCAATAAGTGGTTTAGTTCCTTTTTTTCTTTTTAAAGTGCTTTCCTTATTTGCAGCAAAGCCACCTTTTAAAATGCTCTCCTGAATCAATCTAACAGTTTCAACACCTATTGTATTTAACACTGTTTCTCCACTCGCACCACTTTTTATTGCTTCCATTACAAGTGATTTCAGCGTTGTATCTAAATACTCTTCTATGTCCTTAGTAGCATTTGAAAAAAAAGGTCTTGGAACATTACCTTTTCCTCTTCCAAATTCCACATAAAAAGCATATTCAGAAACTTTAGTTCCCTTCGCTCCACTTTCACTTCCTGTAAATCCTATTTTCAGCTTATGACTTGTCAAATATTCAAACACTTCTTTTGCTTTGTTATATTCGTCAAGCTTAAATTCAATTGATATTCCCATTACATTAGTAGTCCTTTCAGTATCGGTATGATAAATGTGTTAAAAATACGATTATCCTTATACGTATATGCAATATCATTGATTTTATAATTACTGTATTTCTGCATGTCAGGATCTTCTTGCAATAACATTAAATCTCTTATCATCATTGCCACATAATATTGCAAATCATACGGAACATCTCCGTTGTCTCCAAATGTAAATCCGGAATTGTATTTAAGAACTATCTTGTCTTCTTTAGTAAAAGTGCAGTTATTACAACCTGAACAGAAATAATCCGTTAATTCTATTTTTTTAGTTGTACTGATATAGTCCTCTGTTTCCACATCTTTTTCATTTATTAAAACAGAAATAACAGAATTAATAGGCGGGTATTTAACCCAAAACCTATTAATTTTAATGTTTTTCTGTATTATTTCAATTCTATCTTGCTTTTCTAAGTCGTATCCTATGTGACTTTCAATCATATCTGAAACAACATTTATAAGAATTTTTACAAATTCTTTTTTGCTTTCTTCCAGTTTCTGATTAGTAAGTCTCTCATATTGTCCGACAGTTATTATTGCTTTCATGCAACCACCTATTTCTTTTTAACAGGAACAAATGCCTCAGGCAATAACACATTTCCACCTACCATTGTTTCGAAGTAATATCCGGTAAATCCTTTTTGTGTAATGTCATCTTTAATTCTTATGTTGTAATCAGTATGAGTTACTCCTAAGTATCTTGACATATCTGCTACTAACACGACTACATCTCCTACATTTGCACTTTTGAATGCTGGCAATGTGTCGTCATAAACAACTGGCAGAGCTGACAGAGAATCCTGCTTTCCATTTTTGTAAGCTTCTTCAAAAATTGGATTTCCATTATTATCTTTCAATTTAAAAAACTCTTTAGCTGTTTTTCTGTTCATGATTATTACAGCTTTTGAAACATAATCTTCTTTTAAATCATACTTTGCATCTATTATTGTGTCGTAATCCACTTTACCAGCTGCAGCAAACGTCAAAGCATTAGCCGTAACTTGTGCATTTGTTAATATTCCGAAAGGCTCTCCTGTACCACTTCCAAATAATATTTTTTCAGATATCTTTTTAACGAAGTTTTCTGCAACTCTTTCAAGTACTAATGCTACAAATCCTACAACATCTCCAGCTAACATTTTATTAGTGAATATTGGTAAAGCATAGATTTGGTGCAGTTCTAATTCTACTTGATCAAGTAAGCTTATAGCTGTTTCAGCTCTTGTTGCTGTTTCTCCTATAAATTTAACTTCTGTTGTTCCTATTAATTCCCTTGGTATTTTTGTAGACATTTCAGACATTGAGAATTTTGAAACATAAGCCCATATATTTTTAGTGTCCTGTGCTCTTCTTAAAATTGTTCTGCTTAACAATGGCAATATTGCTTGTGGAACATTAGTTGTTCCTGTAGATTTTGCAATTTCTTCTCTTTTTTCTAAAAATTGAGAAAAAGATTTTATTGTGTATCCTTTATCACTGTTTGTTTCTTTCATGAATTCCCATATTGATTTCTCAAGATCAGCTTCAGTTAGTTCTTTTTTTGTTTCCTGAATTCCGGCATATTCTTTTGCGAATTCATTTAATTTATCCTCAATTGATTTTTCAAAGCCTTCTTTGTAGTCTTTCAATGATTTTTCAAAATCACCTTTAACACCTTCCAGCTGCTTTTTCACTTCTTCGCTTAAATCTTCCTTTTTTAAAGCTTCTTCAATTGATGAAATTTGTTTCTTTACACTTTCCTCATATTCTCCAAATAATTTTAATATTTCTTCTCTATTCATATTTTCATTACCTCCTAAATTTTTAAATGTTGTTACATTACTTCCCGGAACAGCTCCTTTGATAACCATTGAGCCTTCCCAAACTTCAAATTCCTTTATAAGAAAGGCTCTAACTTGACCTTTTTCAGTTTCAACATACCCTGTTTCGCCTTTCAGAATTCTACCACCCACCGACATGTCATATTTCGCTCCTAATTTCATGAGCGAATATATTTTAGCGGCTTCTTTATTCAGATAATTTCCATTATCGTCTTTTTCTAAGTCCAACTTGGCTTTAAATTTTAAATCTCCATTCTCAGCCCATAATTCCATTACTCCCAATTCACTATCTTTTTTATGTTGATGCAATAAAAAAGCTGTTCTTGAATTATCTTTAGTTTTAAAATTATTGATTGATTCTTCTAAAAAGAAATCTCCATAACTATCTAAGACTTTTCCTTTTGTGAGTATCCCTTCAATAATACCTTTTTCCATGTCAGACTTTTCTATGATTGTTCCTATGTCTTTTTGAAATATTCCCTTTGGCATTATTATCTCCTATACTTTAAATTTATACGTTGTGACACAATAACAATTTATTACATCTCCAGCTTCCGCATCAGGATCATGTGCATACATCAGACCGTTTGAAAATGCTTCATCTATTTTTCTTTCTTCTCCATTCATATCTAAGTGTGATTTTCTGTCTGTTGCACCACCGCCAGCATGCATCCACACTTTAGTGTTTACAAGCGTTTCTTTAGCAAGTTCGTGCATAGAATAACCACTTGCCTTAGCCGTTTCTGTTCTTGCGATTGTTAAAGTTCTACTCTTTGTCATTTCTTTTACATTTTCCCTGACCTCCTTGGCTATTTGTTTCGCATTTGTTCCACTTGCCTGTCTTTCAGAAATGATTTTATTTATTTTATTTTTTGTAACTTCATCAATTTTTTGTACTTTTTCTGCAGCTTTTTTAGCATTAAAATCATTTAGCCTTTTATCTTCTATATCTTTAAAATACTTTACCTTTTCCCTCACTTCATACATTTCGTCTACTACATCTATTACAGCCTTAGTTGAAACTCTATGAGTGAGTAGTAGTGTTTTATTTAAGTTATTTTTGAAAGTTGAAAAATCAATTATTATTTCTTCATTTATTACATCAACACTATTTGATAAATCATTAAAGTTTGAGTCTAATTTTTTTTTTACAACTTTCGTTGCTTTTCCTCTTGCTTTTTTTAATGCTTCAGCTTGTTTCTCCATTTGTTTCTTTTCTTTTTTTGTCATTAAATATCGTCCTCACTTGGATTGTTATCAATCGGCTCTACTTCACCATTCAATACATCCGTTAAAGTGCTTGGCATTCCTTTTATCAATATTTCATCCGCTCCGTTTATACTGTCTAAATTAAGCATTTTTCTTTTTTCGTTTACGGTATGAAATTCTGAAGCATTCAATGTATTTATCAGTTCAATCTTATTGTCTTTCAATACTTCTATTTTTGAAGTGTCAAAGTCAATCAGTTCGTTATGCCCAAAATCTTTTTGAAATAATCTGTTTATGCATGATTTTATCTGTTCAGCCGCAGGGATAATGTTCTCAGTATAGAGTGCTTTCTTTGCCTCCTGCATGTTGTTGTATTTGGCATTATCTTTTCCACCAATAAGCAAATCAGGAACATTCAGAACGTTTGAAGTGATATTTCTTATTTCCACTGTTGCTTCTATAAAGTCAAAATCTCGTGGAGTAAAGTCAAGATTATGTATTTTTGATTTCTCGTCAAATCCACTTAAAATAATCGGTTTCCCTATTCCATCCGCTCCACTGTTCTCACTTATTCTGTCCTGAATTTTTTCTATTGTTTCCCCTGTTCCTAGCTGGTCTAACAAAATTAAAAACTGTCTTTTACCACTATTTTTCAGTATACTGTTATTCCAACGGCTTATTAAACAGTAGTAATCATGCAACAATGCAAGCGAAGTCACTCGGTTTATTCCATTTCCTTTAGAATATAAATTTGGCATTTTCTTATAACAGAAGTTTTCAAGTTCTTTTCCTGAAATTTTCTTTCCATTTGATAAGTCGATGCTCTGAATTCCAAAGAGTATATTGTTATTATTGTAATTTATTGTGTATTCAGCCGGACTGTATATCCACAAATCATATTTGTTGTAAAGTTTTATTTTTTGAATAAGGAATTCTCCAAAGATAGTCCAGTAAAGATAACAATAATACAGGAAGTCATCCGTATCCATCAAAGCGTTAGGATTAATCAAGCTCCTATAAACTATATTGTCCTTCTTTTCGTTTTTCCCTTCCGTATTTTCTTCGTATACACTCCAGTCTATAGAGTAAAATCCTTGCTGCATTCTTTCAAGTGCCGAGCTTATGAAAGGATTTTCAGGGATTTGATTCAACATTCTTTGTACATTGACAGTATAAGGAGAAATATTAAAAGCTTTCACATAATTCAACAAGTCATTAAAGTTTTTAATTGTTGTGCCTTGTTCCTTTTTTCTAAAAAATTTAAACATGTTCACCCCCTTATATCTTACTTTTGTATCTTGTTTTTAAATCTCTTGGTCTGTATCGTGAAAGAGCATAGTCAAGTGCATCTTTAGTGTGAGCGTCAAAATTAAACATTTTTTTCTTATCTCCCACTATTATTACTCCGTTCTCGTCCTTTTGAAATTTTAAGTTTTTTAGTTCTCTGTATGTATTTTCACATCTCTGTGCTATTACGATTCTGTTGAATGATTGCACTTTTCCAATCCTACCCAGCGGATTTCCTACCATTTTATCCGCCTTCGCCATAAGAATTCCATTTGCTTTGAATTCTTGAATAGTCTTAGGCTCTGCATAATCTGCATATATTACAATACCCTCTTCAGCTATGTCATAAAGAAAATCTTCCTGTATTATTTGTGGATTGGTTAATCCTTTGTTGTAAAATTCATCGTAGATATAGAGAATATTATTTTCGTAATCTATTGCGGCTCTAACCACTGCAGTGTAGGAAACTTTAAATCCAAAGTCCATTCCTGCAATATGCCATTCAATCCCTAGTCTTGCTACCTGTTCGTCCACATATTCATTGCTTTCCTTTTCAACATTGCTATACACGAACTCTCCATGATAACCAAATCTTCCTTGTTGTGCTATTGCTACCAAATAAGGATCCTTTTCCATATTTAATTCGGCTACTGCACTTTCTGGGAGAAACTTATTTTCTTTATAAGTTGAATGGTTAAAATATATCCTTTGCACATATCCTGTTTCGGCATCTTCTATCTTTTTTATAAATTCCCTTTTTTCATATAATGTTTCTTCAGATACTCCTGCATATTCTGTCAGAAACCAATAAGTCCAGTTTGAAGCACTATCAGGCTCTGCCGGATTCGTACTTAAGTACATGTGCATTTTCACTCCTGGAGTTCTCAATCTATATCTAAGTTGTTTGAAATCGTTTCTGTTGCACTGATTAGCTTCTTCTATCCATATGTCAGTAATTCCTTTTATGGACTTCAATCTTCCTACTTCATCTAATCCCCTGAAAATAAATTTAGTCCCGGTTATTTTATTTTCTATTTCCAAACGTCCAGTTCTTATGTTGAAATAATTCTCTAACTCAAGTTCAGTTATAACATCAACTAAATCAGTAAATACGCTGTCTCTTATATCTCTATAAACTTTCCTTATTCCTAGTATTTTTCTTTTTCCCTTGAAACTATCTATAATAAGTCTAGTTGCCACATTGTAGCTTTTGCCACTTCCATAGCTTCCAATCAGCAAATATATGTCTGATTTTTCTTCAGATATAAATCCCTTAAAATGTTCATTTATATCCAACTTAATTTCCATTTATTCTCCTAAAATAAAAAATTCCTGATGTGGATATTTCTCTTTGAAATACTCAATCAATTCATTACTTTCAAGTAAATAATTACGGTCTGTATCCTTGTAATCTACTCTTAATTCTTTTGAGCCGTCTTTAAAAACAAAGTTACGTGCTATCCTGAAGTCACCTTTTTTTATTCTGTCTTCTAAATCCTCTTTAGTTATTTTATTTTCTATGTTAATCCCTTCAGATTGTTCCTCAACATTTGTTTCGACTTCTGTTCCGATTTCTTCAGATTGCTCTTCTGACTTCTCAACTTCTGTGTTGATTTCTTCAACATTTTTTTCTGTTATATTTTCCTTTTTTTCATTTCTTCCCATTTAACTACACCTCCACAATCTCTCTTGTTCTTCCTACTTTTCCAGCTCCTGCTACATAACTATCTGATTTAAATGCAGCAATAAAACTATCTCCTTTTTTCTTAATTACTCTGTACTGATATTTAACTCCTGATGTATCTTGTGTTTTTGTGTTATGTAAAAAATCAACTTTTTCTTCAAATTCTTCTTTTGAAATATCAAAATCATACAGAATATTATTTGTAGCTATTCCAAAAGTCTTAGTTTCATCCGAAATTGTTAATTCAAAATCTCTCACATATCTTGTTCCTTTCAAATGCTTTTCCACAAATTCATTTAAAAGCTTTTCAGCCTTGTTACTTTTCTTTTCCTCTACAACTGTTGTTTCAGTCTCTTTTTCATTACTCATTTTTTTTATCCTCCAGTTCTTCTATCTCTTTTTCTTTAAATTTAAATTCTACTTTTGTATCTTTCAGCTGTTCACCTTCTATTTTCTTTTTCTCAAGATCCAATTTCTCTTGTAACAGTTCTTCATTGACTAACTGTTGTTCGATTTCCAATATCTCATAAGGAGTTAGCATTTTGCCTGTTCTCATTAAATCCATACCCATTTTCTTAATAGTCTGATACGCTTTTTCGTATTCCTGTATCTTTTTAATGTTTGTTTCTTCTTTGTTGCTTAACTCATTAGTAGTCTTTATTATCAGATTAGCTTTTGCAACCTCTGTATTTTTCAATATCTTGTAAATGTCGCCTTTGTACACTTCATCTACAATTCTTTCAAGATATTCTTCAGTACGCTCCTGTCTTATTTGCCTTATATTTTTAGCCTTCTTATAATAAGTACTCTTTTTTATTCCGTACTTTTCCATTACTTCGTTTTTTGACATCCCATTCAAAATATCTTGTTGTATTTTAATTTCTTTTTCGATTGCACCTTTTTTCATTTTAGGTGCACTTTTCTTTTTTGAGGGTGCATTAGTTAAGGGTGCATTTATCTGTTTTTTTTTCCAGCCATCTCTTTTTTTCCAACTTTTGACTGTATTAATACTTTGATTGTACTTTCTACATAACTCTGTGATTCCTGCACCATTTTCATATTCTTTTCTTAACAGTTCTCGTAAGTCCTGCTTATCCATTTTTATATTCTTCCCAATTTACAGTTTTTCCATTTATCTTTATTTCTTCCTCTCCTGTAAATTTTAAATATCTTTCTATAATTACTTGCACCCACTTGGTTTCTAATTCCATTAAATACGCTTTCCTGTTTAGTTGTTCACAAGCTATCAACGTGCTTCCACTTCCTCCAAATAAATCTAATACCTTTTCATTTTCTCGACTGCTACTTTTTATTGCTCTTGCACACAATCCGACAGGCTTAGGTGTTGCATGTCCTCCTGTTTCTTCTCTGTCTTCTCCTGAAACTCTATTAAAATGCCAAACATTATTCATATTATCGTGAGTGTTATTAAAATATGCTCTTGTTTCATAAAAAGATTTTTTAATTTCTTCATATTCTCTTTTAATTTCTTCATATTCTCTTTTAAAAGCATCCACATTATTTTCAATAGCCCATTCTTGAAATTTTAAATATACGTCTTTTGTTGGTAAATTCCATTGGCTTTTGTCTGTCCAATGGTCTCTGCTTTTATCTGAATGTCCTGCGATTGTTTTCATTGTTGGAATGTCCCAACCACATTTGTTCCTTTGCTCCAATAAATAGTGTCTTATAGGCTCCCAACCTTCAAAATAATTGTCTGAATTAGTATTGAAGCCTTGAACACCTTTTATAACAAATAAACATTTTTCATCGGCTATTGGGTACATTCTGAAATCTTCAGAGTTTTGCCCCTGTCCGTTCCCTTTGTCCCAAGTTATCAAATTTCTGAATGTTATTTCATTATTTTCAATTTTTGGCTTTAATATATTGGAATAAATGTCCATTAAAGGTTCATCTATGCCCCAACAATACCAGCTACCGTTTTCAGTTAAATTTTCAAATGATAGAGGAATCCATTTTTTATTAAATTCCAGTAAATCATTAAAATTCAAGTTATCATTTGCCACACCATTCTTTTCTTTTTTCATTCCGTATGGAGGATCTGTGAATACTAGATGTGCTTTTTCATTATTTAATAAAAGTTTTATTTGTTTTGAAT